AGCCGTTCGTCAGCTTCTACGCCACCAAGCGCGTGGGCGGGGCGGTGACCAACTCCGAAGCGATCAAGGTGATGCGGTTCCAGGTCAGCTGACCCGGCCGGCGCGGGGCGGGCGGCGCCCGCCTCGCATCCGACGCCACGCGGCCGGCCCGGATCCAGGCCCGGCGGCGGCATCGCATCATTCAGGGGATTTCTTGAAATGGCAGACCAGTTCCAGTTCACTGCGGACGCCGTGTCCGCGCCGGCGACGCGCGTCGTGGCGGTGGTGCCCAGCGACACGCAGCCGCTGGCCGACGTGCCGAAAGCGCTGTGGGTGGGTACGGGGGGCAGCATCGTCGTGCGCGGTATGGGCGGCGGCACGGACGCGACGTTGAAGAACGTGCCGTCGGGCAGCGTGTTGCCGTTGCGCGCGCAGTACGTGCGGGCGACGGGCACGACCGCGGCCGACATCGTGGCGCTGCTGTGACGGGGGCGCTGGGACTAGGGGCCTCGCTTGGCCTGCGGCCGTGGCGGGGGGCCGCGGGGGCGACGCCGACGCCGACGCCGACGCCGACGAGCGTGTCGCCGTTCGACTTTTCGGGCGGGGCCATGCCGTCGGGGGCGGTGCTGACCCGCGCGTCGGAAGCATGGGTGACGGGCGCGGACGGGCGGCCGGCGCGGGCGGGGGTCGACGTGGGCCGGTTCGACCGCGACCCCGCGGACGGCAGCGTGCGCGGCCTGTTGCTGGAAGGGGCGACGACCAACCGGCTGGTCCGGTCGGAGGCGCTGGACGCGGGCGAGTGGGGCAGACAGGGGGCCGCCGTCGCGGGCAATTTCACCGCCGGCCCCGAGGGACAGGGCAGCGCCGCCGGGCTGATCGTCGAGCTGGGCGGATCGGACCTGCACGGCCTGTGGCAGGACGCGGGCGTGTCGGAGGGGCAGGCGCTGGCGGCGTCCGTCTACGTCCGGCCCGAGGGGCGGCAGCGCGGCGTGCTGGTGTTGCGGAGCGGGGGCGGCGCCGAGCTGGCGCGAGCGGCGTTCGACCTGACGACGGGCACCGTGACCGGCGCGGGCGGGCGCGTGTCGATCCGGCGGGGGGCGAACAACTGGTTCCGCGTCGCCGCCTGGGGGACGGCGGACGCGAATAGCGTCCGCACCGAATTGTGGCTGGCGGACGGGAGCGGGTCGGAACGGTACACCGCATCCGATTCCGGCGGCTTCTTCGTCTGGGGCGCGATGCTGGAGTCGGGGCCAGAGGTGAGCGCGGGGCCCACCAGCTATGTTTCGAGCGGCGCGGCGCAGGGGACGCGCGCGGCGGACCGGCTGGTGCTGGACTGGGGCGCGCGCGGCGCCGCGGACGGGGCGGCGGGCGTGCGGCTGGGGTTCGACGACGGGTCGAGCGCGACCGTGGCCGCGACGATCGCGAGCGGGCGCTGGGCGGTGCCCGTACCGATGGCGCGGCCCTGGCTGAAGCGCGCCGAACTGATTTGAGGGGAGGGGTTCGATGGCGGGGGAGATGCCGGCGGCGGCGGTGACGGCCGCCGCGGCGGAGGCGCGCGCGCTGGCGCGGGCGGGCGACGGCGGCGCGGACGGCGCGGCCGGCTGGGCGCGCGCGGCGGCGACGGCGATCGAGGCGGCCGAAGCGTTCACGGGCCTGAGGCTGATCGAGCGCGACGCGGTGGAGCGGGTGGTCGCGGCCGGGGGGTCGGGGGCGTGGCGGATGCTGGCGGGGCAGCCGGCGACGGCGATCACGGCCGCGCGGCTGGTGGCGGCGGACGGGACGGGCACGGACCTGGCCCCCGCGGCCTGGGCGGCGGACCTGGACGCGGACGGGCGCGGATGGGTGCGGGTGACGGGGTTGGTCGGGGCCGATCGAGTCGGGGCGGCGGGATATGTCGTGATCCGATACCGCGCCGGGCTGGCGGCGGAATGGGCCAGCGTGCCCGCGCCGATCCGGCACGGGGTGGCAGCACTGGCCGCACACCTGATGGGAGCGCGCGGCGACGATCCGCCGCCCGCGGCGGTGGCGGCGCTGTGGCGGCCATTTCGGCGGCTGGGGCTGGCGGACGCATGCCGCGGGCCCAGGACGTGAGCGCGCGCGAGCGGCTGGCGGCGGCGGCGGTGGCGGCCCTGGCGGGCGTGGAAGGGCTGGCGGTGTTCGATGCGCCGCCGCCGGCGCGCGCGGCGCTGCCCCACGCGGTGGTGGACGAGCCCGAACTGCGCTGGGCACCCGCGGCGGCGCTGGACGGGTGGGAGGGGCGGCTGACGGCCAGCATCCGCGACGCGGGCGAGCGGCCGGCGCGGCTGCGCGACCTGGGGGCCAAGGCTGAGGCGGCGCTGGCGGCGATGCCGGCGGAGATCGGCGGCGGGTGGCGGCTGGCACGGATGCGGCTGATCCGCGGACGGGTGATACCCGACAAGGGGGGCGGGTGGCGATGGACGGGGGACTATGAGGTGCGGCTGTACCGGCCCGCCTGACGGGTGGCCCGGCCGGTGGACGGGGCCGGTCGCGCCGGCACTTCACGATCGACGGCGGGGCAGCGGCCGGCGGAAGGGACGGCGAAGCCGATCCTTTCCGACCGACGGCGTGGGGGCGAGGCGGACGATGGTGTTCGGTCGGCCGGGCGCTGCTCTCTCCCCTCCGTCACCCCGGCACGAGTCCGGGGTGACGGAGGGGAGGGGGCGATTGGTGCGGCGCCTAGCGGGCGGGGCCTAACGGGCGGGACGGCGCGCGCATCGGTGGACCCCGGAACGGATGCGGGGTGACGGGTGGCGGGGTGGGCGGCCGTGTCCGGCGGGGGCCGGGGCGGCGGGATTTCTAGCGGGGGAGAATGACCATGGCGGTGGAGCGGGGATCGGCGTTCCTGTTGAAGGTGGGCGACGGGCAGGCGAGCCCGAGTTTCGCGACGGTGGCGGGGATGCGTGCCACCCAGCTGTCGGTGAACGGCGAGGCGGTGGTCGTGACCAACAAGGATTCCGGCGGCTGGCGGCAGTTGCTGTCGGGCGCGGGCGTTCGGTCGGTCAGCGTGTCGGGGTCGGGCGTGTTCACGGGGTCGGCGGCGGAGGCGCGGGTCAGGGCGTCGGCGCTGGGGGGCGTACTGGACGATTACCGGCTGACCTTCGAGGGGGGCGAGAGCATGACCGGGCGGTTCCTGGTCACGCGGCTGGACTATTCGGGCGATTTCAACGGCGAGCGCACCTACGCGCTGACGCTGGAAAGCTCCGGCCCGGTGGTAAGCGCGTGAGCGGGGCCCATGCCACTCCGGCGAACCCGGTGCGGGGCGAGGCGTCGATCGTGGCGGGCGGGTGCGAACTGAAGCTGCGCCCCAGTTTCGAGGCGCTGGTGGCGGCCGAGGGCGAGCTGGGGCCGTTGTTCGCGCTGGCCGAGCGGGCGGCGGCGGGCGGGCTGACCCTGGCGGAAACGGCGGCGCTGTTCTGGCACTGCGTCCACGAGCGTCCCGACGGGCTGACGCGCGAGGGCTTGGGCGAGGCGATCGCGGCGGCGGGGCTGGCGGCGGCGGCGGGCGTGCTGCGCCGGTTGCTGACGCAGGTGCTGGCGGGTCGGTGACCGGCTCCGCCGGGGGGTCGGTGACGTTCGCGGAGCGGGCCGAGCGGCTGGCGGGGCTGGCGGGCGCGCTGCTGGGCTGGGGGCCGGATCGGTTCTGGGCGGCGACGCCGGCCGAACTGGAGACGGCGTTGAGGGGGCTGGGCGCGGGGGCGGGCGATACGGACCCGCCCGCCGACGCCGACCTGCTGGCGCGGATGCGGGGGATGTTTCCGGATGGCTGACGAACTGGATCGGATCACGGTGGGCGTGCGCGCCGACCGCGAGGGCTTCGCGCGCGACGTGGCGGCGATGCGCGGCGTGCTGGAGGGGACGCTGGGCGCAGGCGCGGAGCGGGCGGGGCGGAGCGTGGAGGGGGCGCTGCTGCGGGCGGCGCGCAACGGGCGGCTGGGGTTCGACGACCTGAAGGTCGCGGCGGTACGCGCGCTGGACGAGGTGGCGGCGGCCGCGCTGAAGGCGGGCGTGGGCGCGATCCTGGGCGGCGGCGCGCGGGGTGGTGGCGGGGGCGGCAGCCTGGTGGGACTGGTCGCGGGGCTGCTGGGGTCGCCGGGGCGGGCGACGGGCGGGCCGGTGGCGCCGGGGCGTGCGTACCGGGTGGGCGAGCGGGGGCCGGAGCTGTTCGTGCCCACCGCCAGCGGGCGCGTCGAACCCCATGCCGGCGGCGGGGGTGGTGCGCGCGACGTGCGCGTATCGATCACGGTGGCGGCGCCGGGCGGGGCGGCGCCCGACGCGCTGGCGCGATCGGGGCGGCAAGTGGCGCGTGCGGTTCGCGCGGCCCTGAGAGAGGATTGAGGGCGGGAGGACGTCGTTTGATCCGCCTCGCGGCGGATGCGGCACCGGCCCGCTCCCCCACCCGACCGCCCATCCAGGATACGCTCATGGGCGGTCGGGTGGGGGAGCGGGCCGGTGCCGCCCCGATCCGGCGTCGCCGGATCGGCAACTGAAACGGAGAATCAAAATGGCGCACTGGCTGGCGGACCGGCGCACGGTCCAGGCGGAAGGATGGATGACGCGGTTCGACGCCGCGCACTGGGTGGTGAACTTTCCCCGCCCGATGATGGCGGCGGCGACCACCACCGCGGCGGACGCGGTGCGGGTGGACGCCGTGTTCTACAACGCGGACGACCTGGCCGGGCTGATCTGGGAGTCCGAGGACCGGCACGATCACCCGTTGCTGCGGTACGAGACGGATCGCGATTTCCGCGGCTGCGTGCTGTCGTTCCGGTGGCGGTCGGGGGGCGTGAAACCGCTGGACGCGGTGAACGGCCCGACGCTGACCATCGAGGGGCGCGACGCGCAGGGCAATCCGCGGGCGTGGTACGTGCGGCTGTGGAACTACGCCACCGGCACGCCGGACGACGCGGGCGTGCGGCTGGACTTCGGCAGGCTGGACGGCGGGTTCCTGCTGCCCGGCGAGGCGGACCCGGTGTGGGCGGGCGACGTGGACCGGATGTTCGTGTCGCTGGTGGCGCCGGGCCATAGCGGCCGGGCCGAGCCGCTGGCGGCGGCGGCAGAGGGGTGGGCGGAGATGTCGGCCATCGCCTGCGAGGGGCCGGGCGCGGTGATCGCGGTGGGCGAGGCGGTGGTGCCGCCGCACGGGATGCGGATCGCGGGCGGCTACGACGACAGCTATCACCTGACGCCCGCGCGGGTTCTGGGGCAAGTGCTGGCGCTGGGGTATCGGGGCGCGATCAACCATTACGTCGGCATGAGCCATTATTTCCGCCTGGAGGGCGGGGTGGTGGCGGGCGGCGCGGGCGCGGGCGCGGGCGCGGGTGCGGGTGCGGGTGCGGGCGCGGACCCGTTGAACGTCGCGGCGCGTGCGTGGCATCGCGACTTCGCGAAGCGCGCGCACGCGCTGGGATTCGGCGTGATCTGGTCGCTGAGCTACGAACTGTTCGACGCGCATTGCCCGGAGGCGTGGAAGCAGCGCGCGGCCGACGGCGCGCCGGGGCTGACGGGGTGGGCGCCGCCGTCCGCGCTGTTGTCGCCCGCCAACGCCGACGCCATGGCGTATCTGCGAGCCGTGGCGCGGGCGTTCGTGGGGATCGGCGCGGGCGCCGGGCTGGAACCCCGCTTCCAGGTCGGCGAGCCCTGGTGGTGGACGATGCCGGACGGGCGGCCGTGCCTGTACGACGCCGCCGCCGTGGCGGCGATCGCGCCGGTGCCGATCGCGACGATGCGCGGGCCGATGACGCCCACGCAGCTGGAAACGCTGGACCGGGCGGGCGCGTTGCTGGCGCGGACCACGCGCGACCTGGCGGACGCGGCGGTGGGAGCCGCGGGGGCGGGGGGGTGCGAGCGGCTGTTGCTGGCGTACCTGCCCACCGTGCTGGACGCCGCCGCGCCCGAGGCCAAGCGCATGAACCTGCCGGTCGGCTGGGCCTGGCCCGCCTTCGACGTGTTGCAGCTGGAGGATTACGACTGGGTGACGGCGGGCGACACCGCGGCCAGCGCCGAGGGCGCGGCGGCGGCGACCGCGCGGCTGGGGTATCCGGCGGGGCGGCAGCATTACCTGTCGGGCTTCGTCCTTCGTGCCGACGAGCGGTGGCAGTGGGAGCGGATCGAGGCGGCGGCGCAGGTCGCGCGCGGGCGCGGCGTGGCGGACGTGTTCCTGTGGGCGCTGCCCCAGGTCTTACGCGACGGCTTGGTGCGCTGGGATACGGAAGGGGATGAGATGCAGGCGTTCGACGACGTGGCGTTTCCGCTGGCGCTGGGGCGCGAGGCGGAGGTCGCCCCGGGCTTCTCGACGGCGGTGGTGACGGGGCAGGGCGGCGCCGAACAGCGCAACGCGGACTGGGGGCAGGCGCGCACCCGCTACGACGCGGGGCCGGGCGTGCGGTCGGAGGCCGACGTCGCCGCGCTGCTCGACTTCTTCCGCGCGCGGATGGGGCGGGCGCGGGCGTTCCGCTTTCGCGATCCGTTCGACTGGCGGGCGGCGGACCAGAGGATCGGGACGGGCGACGGACACACGCGGCGCTTCGCGCTCGCCAAGCATTACGGCGAGACGGCGCGGCGGATCACGCGGCCGGTGGCGGGCAGCGTTCGGATCGCGGTGGGCGGCGCGCCCGCGGCGGCGGTGCTGGAGCCGGGCGGCTGGGCGGTGCTGGCCCAGGCACCGGCGGCGGGCGCGGCGGTGACGGCGAGCTTCGACTTCGACGTGGCGGTGCGCTTCGCGGAGGACAGCCTGACGGTGTCGCGCGCCACCTGGGGCGCGGGCGAGGCGGCCAGCGTCCCCCTGATCGAGGTGCGTGAAGCGTGAGCTGGCTGGACGAGCCGCTGGCGATGATCGCCTTTTGCTGGCGGATCGCGCGGCGCGACGGGGTGACGCTGGGGCTGACGGGGCACGACCGCGACCTGGCCTTCGACGGGCTGCGGTTTCGGGCGGCGCCGGGGATGGTGCCGTCCGCCGTGCGACGGGAAAGCGGGCTGGACGCCGGCACCGGCGACGTGGGCGGCGCGCTGGCGGCGGACGCGATCCGGGCCGACGACCTGGCGGCGGGGCGATGGGACGGGGCGGAGGTGACGTTGTGGGCGGTCGACTGGACCGAGCCTGCGCGGCGCACCGAGCTGAACCGCGGGCGGCTGGGTGCCGTCGAGCTGACGGAGCGCGGTTTCACCGCCGAACTGCGGGGGGCGGCGGCGCGTCTGGACCGGCCGTGCGCGGAGGAGACGGCGCCGGAATGTCGCGCGGAACTGGGCGACCGGCGGTGCCGCGCGGCGATGGCGGGGCGGCGGCGGTTCGCGCGTGTCGTGTCTGCCGAGGGGGCGGAACTGGTGCTGGATGCCGCCGAGCCCGCGCCCGACGCTTGGGGATACGGGCGGCTGCGCTGGTTCGGCGGCGCGAACGCGGGGCTGGAGGAGGCGGTGGCGCGGTCGGACGGGGCGGCGGTGACGTTGCGCGTGCCGCCGCCCTTTCCCGCCGCGCCCGGCGATCTGGTGGAGGTGGGAGAAGGATGCGACCGGAGCCTGGAGACGTGCGCGACGCGGTTCGGGAATGCGGCGAATTTTCGCGGCGAGCCGTTCCTGCCGGGGATCGACCTGTTGACCCGCTATCCCGGGGGATGAGGGCGGCGGACGCCGCGCGGGCATTGGTGGGCGCGCGATTCCGGCTGGGCGGGCGGGCGCCCGATACGGGGCTGGATTGCGTGGGGGTGGCGGCGATCGCGCTGGCGGCGGCGGGCGTGCGGGTGGTGCCACCGCGCGGATACGCGTTGCGCGGCGGCGATCCTACCCACGCGACGGCGGTGCTGGACGGGCTGCTGATGCGGGCCGCGTATGAGCGGCCGGGCGATGTGGTGCTGATGCGGCCGGGGCCGGGGCAGCTGCACCTGGGGGTGCGGACGCCGGGCGGGATGGTTCACGCCGACGCGGGGCTGGGCCGCGTCGTCGAGCGGCCGGGGGCGCCGCCCTGGGCGGTGCTGGGCGTGTGGCGGACGGAAGGGGATTGATCGTGGCGACGTTGGTGCTGACGGCGGTGGGGGGCGTGGTGGGCGGCCCCGCGGGCGCGATGCTGGGCGGGCTGGTGGGCCGCGCGGCCGACGGGGCGTTGCTGGGTCGTGGCCGGGGGCGCGAGGGGCCGCGGCTGGCCGAACTGGCGGTGCAGACGTCGAGCTACGGCACGCCGGTGCCGCGCGTCTGGGGGCGGATGCGCGTGGCGGGCACGGTGGTCTGGGCCACCGACCTCAAGGAGGCGCGCGCCACGTCGCGCGGGGCCAAGGGGCAGCCGGCGACCAGCAGCTACAGTTATTCCTGTTCGTTCGCGGTGCTGCTGTCGGGGCGGCCGGTGTTGCGCGTCGAGCGGGTGTGGGCGGACGGGCGGCTGTTGCGGGGCGCGGCGGGCGACCTGAAGGTCCGCACGGGTTTTCGCCTGTACCGCGGCACCGAGGACCAGCCGCCCGATCCGCTGATCGCCAGCGCCGAGGGGGTGGGGCGGACGTCCGCCATGCGCGGCCAAGCCTATGCCGTGTTCGAGGACATGGCGCTGGCCGAGTTCGGCAACCGCATCCCCCAGATGACATTCGAGATCGTCGCGGACGAAGGGCCGGTGGCGACGGCCGCGATCCTGGGCGAGTTGGTGCCGGGCGCGGAGGCGCGGGGCGCAATGATGCTGGACGGTTACGCCGCGTCCGGGTCGCTGCGCGCCAATGCCGAGTTGCTGGCAGGGGCGGGCGGCCTGTGGGCTTGGGAAGCGGGGGGCGCCCTGCGTTTCGCGGACCGGGGGGCGATGCTGGCGGCCGGCGTCGAGACGCTGGCGGACCTGGGCACGGCGGCGGCGGGCGCGCGCGACGCCGCGCCGCCCGTCCGCACGCTGGCGCCCGCCGATACGGTGCCGCGCGCGGTGACGGTGCTGCATCACGACGCGGCCCGCGATTACCAGGCGGGTCTGCAACGCGCGGTCCGGCCCGGTGCCGGCTGGCGCGAGGAGCGGCTGGAACTGCCCGCCGCGATCGGCCCGGCGGCGGCCAAGGCGGTGGCCGCCGACGCGCTGGCGCGCGCAGAGGCGGGACGCGTGCGCCGCACGGTTCGCACGGGGGCGGGCGCGCTGGCGCTGATGCCGGGAGGGGCAGTGAGGATCGCGGGCGAGGCGGGCCTGTGGCGCGTGGACGCGGTGTCGGTGGAACGGATGGCGGGGGCGGCGGAACTGGTGCCGCTGGCCGCCGTGGTTCCGGCGACGGGTGCCAGCGGGGGGCGGCCCAACCTGATCCCCGACCGGCCGGTGGGTCGCACGGCGCTGATCGTCGCCGAACTGCCGCCGGGCGACGGGGCGGCGGCGGGCGGTGGTCCGCGGCTGACCGTGATGGCGTCGGGCGGGGCGGGCTGGCGCGGGGCCGCCCTGTTGTGGAGCTTGGACGACGGTGCGAGCTGGCACGACGCGGGCGTCGCGGCGCGGTCGGCGATAACCGGCGTGTTGGAAACCGCGCTGGCAGCGGCGCCCGAGGCTTTGTTCGACCAGGCATCTGCGCCGGTGGTGCGGCTGGACGATCCGGGCGCGCCGCTGGCGGACGCGGACGACGCCGGGCTGGACGCGGGCGCGAACCTGATGCTGCTGGGCGACGAGCTGGTGCAGTTCGGCATCGCCGAGCCGCTGGGGGGCGGGCGCTGGCGGCTGGGGCGGCTGCTGCGCGGGCGGCGGGGCACGACGGTCGCGGCGCACGCGTCGGCCACCCGCCTGGGACTGGTGGAGGCGGACGCGACCGTCGCGATCGATCTGCCGCCGGGCAGCGTCGGCGGCCGCGCACGGTTGGCCGCCACCGGGCCCGGCGACGGCGATCGACCCGCCGAGGCGGAAGCGACGGTGACGGGCGCGTCCGTGCTGCCGCCCGCGCCCGTCCACTTGCGCTTCGCAAGCGACGCCGGGGGTGGCGGCGTGCTGACCTGGGTGCGGCGCGGCCGGGGCGGCTGGCTCGACGGCGCGGACGTGCCCCTGGGGCAGGAGCGCGAACTCTATGCCGTGCGGCTGGTCCGGGGCGGGGCGGCGCTGCGCGAGGCCGAATGCGAACGGCCGGGCTTGAGCGTGACGGCGGCGGAGCGCGCGGGCGGGCCGCTGACGGCCGAGGTGCGCCAGCATGGAACCGCCGGGGCGGGCCCCGCGGCGACGATCGATTTCTGAAAGGGGAAACGGGATGGGCGAGGTGAGCGCGCGGCTGGGGCTGCCGATGCTGGCGGTGGGACAGGCGCAGAAGGAGGTCACGCACAACGAGGCGCTGGCGATGCTGGACATCGGTGCCCACCCTTGCGTCGAGGGGGTGGGGCTGGACGCCGCCCCGGCGGGAGCGGCGCCCGGCCAGAGCTGGATCGTGGGGGCCGCCCCGACGGGCGCCTGGGCGGGGCACGCGGGGGCGCTGGCAGGGTGGACGGGCGGAGGCTGGCGGTTCGTGCCCGCGACCGAGGGCTTGAGCGCCTGGGTCCGGCCGGCGGGGCAGCTGGTGCGCTACGCGAACGGCGCGTGGCGGCGGCCGGCGGCGGTGGCGGCGCCGGCGGGGGGTGCGGTATCGGACGCGGAAGCGCGGGCGGCGGTGGCGGCGATCCTGTCGGTGTTGCGCACGCACGGGCTGATCGCGGCGGGCTGATTCTCATGAACACAGGGAACCTCGGCTGTTGCCCGCAGGCAACACGTCATTCCCTTTTGCCGGTTGCGTGGAAACCAAGCCACCGGTAGTGAGTTTGCGCTCTCCGAGTGACATCCGTGAAAGGGGAAATCTATATGCGGAAGCTTGCCACGATATTGGCATTGGCCTCCACCGCGCTCGCAACTCCTGCCCTTGCCCGTGACAAGCAATGGTACGTGGGTATCGAGGGCGGCGCGATGATCGTCGAAGACATCGATTTCGATGTCAACGGCATCAACAATGCCGCCACCGGCGACCATGATTACGGCTACGACGTCGACGGCGTCATCGGTTACGACTTCGGCGCCTTCCGCCTCGAAACCGAGGTCGGTTATCGTCGCGCTACGGTCGACAGCCTGTCGTCCACCGCGCGCATCCCGGCCTTCACCCGCGCGGGTGCGCTCAGCAGCGTTCCGGCCGGCACCTATGACTATGCCGGCGGCAGCACCAGCGCGCTGAGCTTCATGGTCAACGGTCTGCTCGACTTCGGTGAGGACGACGGCATTCAGGGTTTCGTCGGCGGCGGCGTCGGCGTGGCGCGCGTCAAGGCGAACTACGCCTTGAACACCAACGGGAACTTCGTCGACGACTCCGACACGCGTTTCGCGTGGCAGGGTCTGGCAGGCATCCGTGCGCCTCTGTCCGACCGGGTCGATGCGACGCTGAAGTACCGCTTCTTCAACGTCGACAACGTCCGTCTGGTGGACGTGACCAATCGTACGTTGGAGGGTCGGTTCCGTTCGCACAGCGTGCTGGGCGGCGTGACCTACAACTTCGGCGAGGAAGCGGCCCCGCCGCCGCCGCCGCCGCCGCCGCCCCCTCCGCCCCCCCCGCCTCCGCCGCCGCCGCCGCCCCCGCCGGTGTGTGCGCCTGGCCCGTTCATCGTGTTCTTCGAATGGGACAAGTCGGACATTACGCCGGAAGCCGGGTCGATCCTGGACAACGCCGTCACCTCCTACCAGAGCTGCGGTACCGCCCAGGTCATGCTGGCCGGCTTCACCGACAAGTCGGGTACGGCGCAGTACAATGTGGGCCTGTCCCAGCGTCGTGCCGACGCGGTCAAGGCGTACATGGTGTCGCGCTCGATCCCCGAGGGTTCGATCTCTACGGAAGCGTTCGGCGAGAGCCGGCCGCGCGTCGAGACGGCCGACGGTGTCCGCGAAGTCCAGAACCGTCGCGTGGAAATCACCTACGGGCCGGGTTCCGGTCAGTAAGTCCACGCTTCGGCGAGACGATTGGGGGAGGTCGGGCAACCGGCCTCCCCTTTTCGTTTGGGACGACGTTGGTCCCGTATTCCGGCAGGCGGCAAAAGTGAGCCGGGCGCCGAACATGTGCATCCGCCGGTGAACGGGTCGCCCTCGCCCGATACCCGGGCGGAGGCGGAGGGTTGCACCTCCCGCGTTCCGGACGCTAACCCCGCTCGCCTATCCGGGGCCGCGGCCCGCAGGCGAGTTGGCAATATCCATGCGCATCGTGATGATCGGTTCCGGTTATGTCGGTTTGGTGTCGGGGGCGTGCCTGGCGGACTTCGGGCACCGGGTGGTGTGCGTGGACAAGGATGCGGGCAAGATCGCGGCGCTGCATGAAGGGCGGATGCCGATCTACGAGCCGGGGCTCGATCGGCTGGTGGCGACCAACGTCGAGGCGGGGCGGCTGAGTTTCACCACCGATCTGGCGTCCGCCGTCGACGGCGCGGAGGCGGTGTTCATCGCGGTGGGCACGCCGAGCCGGCGCGGCGACGGCCACGCGGACCTTTCCTACGTCTACGCCGCGGCCGCCGAGGTGGCGGACGCGCTGACGGGCGGTTGCGTGGTGGTGACCAAGTCGACGGTGCCGGTGGGCACGGGCGACGAGGTGGAACGCATCGTCCGCGAACGCCGGCCCGAACTGGACGTGGCCGTCGTGTCCAACCCCGAGTTCCTGCGCGAGGGGGCGGCGATCGGCGACTTCAAGCGCCCCGACCGGGTGGTGGTGGGCGTGCCCGAGGGCGAGCCCGGCCAGCGCGCGCGCGCGGTGATGGAGGAGGTGTACCGCCCGCTCTACCGCAACCGCGATCCCTTGATGGTGACGGGACGGCGCACGAGCGAGCTGATCAAGTACGCCGCCAACGCGTTCCTGGCGACCAAGATCAGCTTCATCAACGAGGTGGCCGACCTGTGCGAGGGCGTGGGCGCCGACGTCAAGGACGTGGCACGCGGCATCGGGCTGGATAACCGCATCGGCGCGAAGTTCCTCCACGCGGGGCCGGGCTACGGGGGCTCGTGTTTTCCCAAGGACACGCTGGCGCTGCTCAAGACCGCGGAGGACAACGACGTGCCGCTGCGCGTGGTCGAGGCGGTGGTGCGGGTGAACGAGGCGCGCAAGGCGGCGATGGGCCGCAAGATCCTGCGCACGCTGGGCGGTGCCCCGAGGGGCAGGACCGTCGCGCTGCTGGGCCTGACGTTCAAGCCCGACACCGACGACATGCGCGACGCGCCGTCCTTGAGCATCGTGCGCACGCTCGCGGACGCGGGCGTGGGCGTGCGCGCGGCCGACCCGGAGGGGATCGAGGCGGCGCGCGCGCTGATGCCGGACGTGCTCTACTTCGCCGACCCGTACGAGGCGGCGGCGGGCGCGGACGCGGTGGCGATCGTGACGGAGTGGGACGCGTATCGCGCGCTCGACTTGCATCGCCTGCGCGCCGCCATGTCCGGCGACGCGCTCGTCGACCTGCGCAACATATACGACCGCGACGCCGCACGAGCCGCGGGCTTCCGCTACTCCGCCGTCG